CTACTGCTCCAGCGCCAACAGCATTGGATCTAACTAAAACAGTCAATGTGCTAAGTGGTGGAGCATATTCTCTAGCAAACGGTGCTGAAGGACAGATCATGTATTTTGTTCCAGCAAGCGGAATTTCTAACGGAGCATATGTAGAAATAGCCAATGCTAGAGTAATTGACACTGGCAGCACGTTTTTACCTATAGATGTAACAGACTATATGTGGGAAGCGTTTGCTGAAGGAACAGATCAACCTAGAACTATTTCTATGGCAATATTTGCCAACGGTGCTTGGTGTTTACGCGGCGGCTTAGCTGATTAATTAAACTAGCACATAATGAATTTAACTAAATACTGAATAAAGAGAGATTTCTATGCAGAATAAAGACGTAACTGGCGTTCATATTGAAGGACATATCAAGATCCACAACCCAGAATCGGGCGAAATTTTTATCAATAAACGCAACGCTATTCACTATGAAAATATTAGTATTGCATTAGCGCAAAGTTTAGCTAATTCAGGACAAGGATTTGTTTATGAAATGGCTTTTGGTAACGGGGGAACAGCGGTTGACCCAACCGGAATTGTTACGTATTTAACTCCAAACAGCACAGGATCTAATGCCAGCTTGTACAATGAAACTTACAGTAAGGTTGTAGATGATAGAAGTAGTAATAATACAGATCCAACACGTAATTTCATTGAAACACGACATGTAACTGGTACTAATTATACAGATTTATTTGTAACTTGTTTGTTAGATTACGGTGAGCCAAGTGGCCAACAGGCGTTTGACAATTCAAATAATAACAGTGGATTGTATGTATTTGATGAATTAGGTTTAAAAAGTTACAGCTCAACAGGCAACAGCCTGTTATTAACTCATGTGGTATTCCACCCTGTACAGAAAAGTTTAAATCGTTTGATTCAAATTGATTATACAGTACGTATACAGAGTTTAACTGGCCTAGCAGGAGTTTAATAAATGCCATATCAAATTAAATTTACTGAAACTACCAATCCTGCTAAACCAAGCATTACTGTTGCAGACCAAAGTATTAACCAAGAAACAAGTTTACAGTTTCCAGGTAAAAATTATAGTGCATATGCACCTGTTTTAGCAGAAAACTTTTTACACTTACTTGAAAATTTTGCAAAAAACACTAGTCCTCCTAATCCTGTGCAAGGACAGTTATGGTATGACAACGGCGCAGGTGAAAACATTCTTAAAGTTTATGACGGTACAGGCTGGACACCAGCAGGCACTGTTAAGAAGTCATCAACAGAACCCGCTGTTATAAACAGCAGCAAAGGAGACTTGTGGGTTGATACAGAAAATCAACAAGTATATGTTTATTCTGGATCTAACTGGCTATTAGTGGGCCCGCAATTTAGTTCTGGTTTAAAAACTGGCCCAGATATTGAAACTATAACAGATACAAACAACGTCGATCATAACGTTGTTACGATTTATTCAGAAAACAATAGAATTGCAATAGTTAGTAAAGCAGCATTTACACCAAAAACTAGTATTGCAGGATTTCCAAGTATTGGTCAAGGTATTAGCCTTTCGACTGTTGATGCAACAAGTACTACTGCACCAACTAAATTTTGGGGTACTGCTAGTCAAGCAGACGCACTAGTTGTATCTGGATCAAGTGTTGCTGCCGCAAACTTTTTACGCAGCGATAAAGAGAGTACAACTAACTCTCCGTTAAACATTGCTAACAATGGCGGTATTAGTATTGGTAGTAACAAGAGTTTTAACATTGCTACGGACACTAATTCGTCGTTGTTTATTTCAAGAACCAGCGGAAATTATATTGAGTTTAAATTAAACAACAACGGGACTCCTGTAACGGCAATACACATTGATGCAAACGGCTATGTTGGCCTTGGCCCTGATAATACTAACCCTGTTGAAGCATTAGATGTTTCTGGAAATATCATTTCAGACGGCAATTTAATTGTTCAAGGGTCTACCGATGCAACAGTATTAGGAGTTGGTAGCATTACAACTAACGGCGGTTTAAGTGTTAACAAACAAAGTCAGTTTGGCGGTGACGTTAGTATTAATGGTGGCGTACACTTTAATAACTTAGATACTAACGGAGATCCAATAGCTGGTGTAGTTATTCAACCAGCAAGCGATGATGCTACAGATTTGTATGATTTAGGAACCAGTTCAAGACGTTTTAGAAATATCTACGCTCAAAACTTCGTAGGAAACTTTAACGGTGCGTTTTCAGGAAGTCTATCTGGAAACATTAGCGGTAGTGCTGTAAAATTAGCTAGTCCAACACGCTTTCAAATTAGAGGCGATTTAGAAACAACATCCGACGTTGTGTTTGACGGGCAACTTCCACAGGGAGGAACTACACCTTCGGGGTATCAGAGATTTTTTACAACAGTAACACAAGACGTTATTGCAACTAAAACAGAAACATTAGACAGCTTTTTAAGTGATGAATTATTAGTTTATAGAGCAGGTACTGGATTAAGAAAGTTATCTAAACAAACACTAATTCAAAATATTCCAATTGTTCCAGTAGGCGCAATCTTTCCTTTTGCGGGATCAACTCCGCCAGCAGGATACTTATTCTGCGATGGCAGCGAAGTTTTAATTGGTGACTTTTCTGCTTTGTATGCTGTAATTGGATACACTTACAAAACTCCAAGTTTATTGATAGGAAAAGCAACGTTTGCTCTTCCAGATTTTAGAGGAAGATTTCCTCTAGGCAAGGACAATATGCAGAACATTGATCCTTTAACAGGCAATCCTAGAACAGTTCCTGCTAAAGATGATCCAACAGTTCCAATTCCATCAGGCGGCGGCAGTGCGAATCGTGTAACAGATATCGTTGCTGATACACTAGGGTCAGGAACAAATGTTGGAGAATACAAAACATTAGATGTTAGTAACTTGCCAGATCACAAACATAATTTAAATAGCGGGTTTGCTCAATATTATGTGGCTGGATTGCCAGGCGCCAGCGCAGATCCTGCAGCAGATCCAGGGTTAGGTGATGCATCTGGAACTGGATCGGGATTAAGAAATAGCGGAAATGTTATCAGTCCTACAATTGGGCAACCGTTCAATGCTATGAATCCATATGCAACGATCAATTACATTATTTTTACTGGTGAGTTATAATGAGTTATATTATTAATAAATCCGACGGGACTGTGTTAACAGAAGTAGTAGATGGTACAATTGATCAACTTACTACTGATCTTACACTAATAGGAAAAAATTCTTCCAGTTACGGGGAACTTTTTAACGAGAATTTTATTAAATTACTTGAAAATTTTGCTAACACAACGCAACCGTCAAGGCCCATAGAAGGACAGCTTTGGTACGATGCCTCAGAAGCAAGACTAAAAGTCTACGACGGTACTGGATTTAAAGTCACTGGCGGAACAATCTTAAGTCCGTCTGTACCAAGCGGAATATCTGGCGGCGATATCTGGATTGATACAACTACGCAGCGCATGTATTTCAATGACGGTACTGCTAATTTTTTAGCAGGTCCAATTTATACCGCTCAGCAAGGCATGTCAGGATGGAACGTAGTTGACGTAATTGATACAAATCAGATCAATCACACTACTTTATTTTTATATTGCGGACAAATATTATTAGGAATATTCAGTAGTTCTATTACTGCTTTTACACCCGCAACTGAAATTCCAGGTTTTAGCGGAGAAATTAAAGTTGGTTTCAATGCAGCAAACTTAACAGGACTTAAATTTAATGTTCCTGCTAGCCAGTCAGATGCATTAGTAGCTGAAGATGGTAGTTTTAAAGATGCACAAAGTTTCCTTCAAGTTGATCCAGCCGATGGGTTTACTATTTCTAACGGAACTATTAGAATCTTAAACGCAACACCGTTGGTATTGGGTACAAATCAAAACGTCGAAGTACAGTTTGTTGGTAATTCATTACAGTTCAACTCTAATGTTGCCAACCAAAATTTTGCAATACAAAGTTTAAACGGTGAAGGGTTACTTCCAAGTTTTTATATTAATGCACAAAACAAATTTGTTGGAATATACACCGCAGCTCCTACTGCAACCCTTGATGTTGCAGGAGATACAAGAATTAGGGGTAATTTAACTGTTGAAGGATCAACAACTACTATTAATACTACAGATATTTCTATAGAGGATTTACTGATAGAATTAGGTAAAGTTGATACTCCAACAGATACAACAGCTAACGGCGGCGGAATTAGTTTAGCAGGTGCAACAGATAAGACATTAACTTGGGTATCTTCGTCTGCTGCTTGGACTTCTAGTGAAAACTTTGACTTAGCAACTGGAAAAGTATATAAAATTAATTCTTTTGAAGTACTTTCACAAACTGCGTTAGGTACAACTGTAACTAGTGCTCTAGGGTTGAATTCTATAGGGACATTAAATCAACTACAAGTTGATAATATCAGCGTTAATGACAGCACTATTAGCTTTGTAAACGCCAGCGTTCCATCAGGCAATATTACTTTAACACCAAAAGGTTCTGGGGTAGTAAGTGTTAGTTCTAAGAGAATTTCAGATGTTGACACACCAACTGATGGCACAGATGCAACAAATAAAAATTATGTTGATAACAAAGTACGCCAAGCAAGTTTAGGATTTAGTGTTAACATTGGCTCGTTAACAGAAGCTCAATTGGCAGGAACAATTTTATCTAAGATTTTCCCACCAGCGGACCACGAAGAAGATACATTTTTAAGAGTTTATTGTTTAGATACGGGCATTTCCAAAGAGTACAAACTTATTGGGCCAGTATGGACATTCCAAACAGACATTTAATATAAGCCCAAACTAGCATAAATATAAGGAATAAGGAATAACGGAAAATGCCATATACCATTAACAAATATAACGGACAAGTCGTAGCCACAGTTGCAGATGGCACCATTGACAGCACTACTGATCTTAAACTGATTGGTAAAAACTATGCTGGTTACGGTGAAGTTCAAAACGAGAATTTCTTGTTTTTACTTGAAAATTTTGCAAATACCAATCAACCACCTAAGCCAATACCAGGTCAGCTGTGGTATGATAGTGGTAACAGTAAATTAAAATTTTACGATGGCGCTAAATTCCGTACAACGGGCGGTGCAGAATTGGGCTCAACTGCACCTACTGGACTAACAATTGGTGATTTTTGGTGGGATACACAAAATAAACAACTATATACTTGGGATGGATCAAGCTATATTTTAGTTGGGCCGCAAGGAGTTGCTGGTAGCCAAACAACACAAATGCGTTCTAGAAGTGTACGAGATACACTAAATGCTAACCACGCAATTATTGAAGCCGTAGTTGATGGTGATACAATTTTTGTAGTTAGTGCAGATGCTACTTTCACCCTTGATCCTACTACAAGTTCTATAAACGGATTTACAAAAATTCAGCAAGGTATTACACTTGCCTACACAAACAACGATTCTTTTCCAGGTCAAACAGTTAATGCTAATCATAGATTCTGGGGAACTGCTACAAATTCAGACAGATTAGGCGGTGTGTTAGCAGAAAACTTTGTACAAAAAGGTAGTGCAGTTTTCAATAGTTTAGTTGCATTTAGTGATGCTGGTTTCACTGTTGGCGATACACCTCGTTTGCGTGTATTTAATAACACTACTGGCTTGACAACTTTCCCAGTAATACAGAACCAGTTGAATGAAACAATTAAGTTTCAAACAACTGTGGGTGCAGCTACAAAAACTCCTTTACAATTAGTTGGCGCAGATGTTCTTCCAGGTGCCGATAACCAAACTGATTTAGGATCAGGAGCACTAAGATTTAAAACAGTTAATGCCGTAACATTTAGCGGAACAGCAACAAGATCTGATGCACTATATGTTGCAGCTGACGATTATAGAAACGCCAGTGCTAGTGCTAGTTCAGGTTCAATTGCAGTTAGAACAAACAGTACAGAAGTTATCAATGGTGTAAATATTACCGCAGGTGCGTTAAAAGCAACTTATTTTGTAGGAACTGCAACAGCAGCTAATTACGCTGACTTAGCAGAAAAATACCTAGCAGATCAGGTTTACGAAACCGGTACAGTTGTTACTATTGGCGGCGAACAAGAAGTTACCGCATGTCAAGTAGGGGATAGAGCTGTTGGTGCAGTTTCTGCTAACCCAGCTTATATGATGAATGCAGAATTAGAAGGCGGTACATTCATTGCTCTTAAAGGGCGAGTTCCAGTTAAAGTGGTTGGATCGGTTAATAAAGGTGATAGAATGGTAGCAGGACCAGACGGTACTGCTAAATCTTCTGTTGATGCAAATTCTACTACCGACAACGCTGATACATTTGCTATTGCTTTAGAATCAAACACTTCAGAAGATGTCAAACTAGTCGAATGTCTGATTCTTTAAAAATAAATAACTGAGACAAAAATAAGGATATAAAATGGCTGGACAAAATACGTTAATTATTGCTAATGACTATAACGTTATTCAATCAAAAATTGCTTTAGTTATGGGCACTGGATCTGGAACTAAAGGTTACGGCCAAACATTATCTAGTTCACAAGTTGGCGCCAATAGTAAAGTAACTGTTGCCCAATGGAATAATTTGAGAAGTGATATCATTCGTGCTCGCCAGCACCAAACAGGTACCGTTATCGGAACAAAAGCACCTGAGGATGTTGGCTATGTTGCCGGCGCAGATCTTCCGGTTCCAACTGCTGCTAATCAAGTAAAGGAAAGTTGGAGAGCTGCATTTTTAGCCATGGCCGATGCCGCAGATGCAAACCATCTCACTGTTCCTGCACCAGAATCAAATACTTCTAAACTTAATTTAGTTTCTAACCAAATACGATCTGCGGTGTGGACTACTAGAGTAAGTCAGACTGTTACTGCTGAGTGGCCTACCGCAGACGATGCTAGATATTTTTGGAACAGCGGTGGCGAAATTTGGTTCTCATCGGACTTCTCTCCAGCAACAGTAGGAGATAAGAATACCACATGGTACACTATGTTGCTTACTATGGGAACTATCAAGATGCGTTATAACGATACTGTATGTACTGGAACTGGTTTAACACTAGGTCTTGGGTTTAACGAATTAGGCACAACTAATGCTCTTGTGTTTGTAAAAGATGCTCCTGCTGTAGGATTTTATTCACAAAACAAATTTTTTATACAAGCTCGTGTAAATGATGTAGTGGATCGAAAAAAGGTATTCTTTACAATAACGTGGGCTGACGACCAGCCTGCTCCTCCAAGTCTCCCAGATCCTGGGTTTGGTATTGACGAAGAAGTTGATGGAACATTAACTAGCACCGTTCAATATGTTCGAGCTACTAGCACTACTAACGTTTCTGTACCTACAGTAACTGGTGCTACAACAGGCATCGTTGTCTAAAATATTCCCCGTTTAGAGTAGACAAGATAATTAAAGTAGTGTATTATAATACACTACGGAGTTATCTTATGGACGAACGTTTAGAAAAAGCATTTGCAGTAGCAAATTATATGTCTACCCTGTCAAATCAGCGTAGAATTATAGCAGAAGAATTTAACCAAAGCATTATATATTATGTTAACGGTGGAACATTCAAAATTAGCCCAGAGTTACTCAACTTTACAAAAAGTATGATTGACCTTGGTTATACCCATGATGTGCCATTTATTGATGTAAACGGGTTTCCTACAGTAGTCCCAGATGTTCAAAAGTTCTTTGATGAAACTTTGTTGCAGTATATGACAGCACTGAATCATTATTCTGTAAAATTTGCTGACATAAAATCAAAAAGAAAAATTGCTGACTTGGTTGATTTATGACAGTAGGCGCTTTAATTTTTGCTCATAACAATACAAGTGTAGATTATACACGACTTGCAGTTTTTTGTGCCAAGCGAGTAAAGAAATATTTAGATATACCTGTAAGTTTAGTTACAGACAATTCAAACTGGTTAGAGAATAATTATCCAGATCATACATTTGATCGCGTAATATCTACAACAATTGATGAAACACAAACTAAATTATTCTATGATGGCTCTTTATCTAGTAAAAAACTTGATTGGAAGAATGGCACACGATTTAAAGCCTATAATTTAACGCCATACGATACTACATTAGTATTAGACAGTGATATGGTTATATGCTCCGATAAGTTAAAAACAGCAATTTATCGAGATGTTCCTTTTCAGATTTATAAAAATAGCTTTGATCTTTCAGGATGGAGAGACACAGCACCTTTTATTCGAATTAATCAATACTCAATTCCCTTCTATTGGGCAACAGTTTTTACCTTTAAAAAAGATCCAGTTACTGAAGCATTTTTTAATTTAGTTGAATATATTAAAAAGAACTGGCTTTATTTTAGAGTTTTGTATAACATTGAGATGACAAATTTTAGAAATGATTTTGCATTTAGTATTGCAATTCATATTATGAATGGTAAAATGAATGGAGATTTTGTCACAGAACTACCTGGAAAGTTAAATTACATAGAAGACAGGGATTTATTAGTATCGGCCAACGGCCCTACATTAAAATTTTTATTGCAGGCAAAGGATCGATTAGGTGAATATATCGCAGCAAAAACAGACGGGTTAGACGTACATGTAATAAACAAAATTAGTTTAGAACGAGAAATAATGGGAGATGCACGTGAGTAAAGGATTCTTAATTTTTGCTCAAAATACTAAAGACTGTAATTATGTTGAACAGGCTTATGCTTTAGCGTTGAGTATAAAAGCAACACAAAAAGAAGTCAACAGTATTAGTATCGTAACTAACGACAAACTTACCGCAAAACAAAAACAAGTATTTGATAAAATATTACCAATACCTTGGACGGATCAGCCGGTTATCGAAACAAGATACAGAGCAGAACATAGGTGGAAGTTATACCATGTTACTCCTTATACTGAGACTATTGTATTAGATGCCGATATGATTTTTTTAGATGATATATCGGACTGGTGGAATTATTTTAGTAGATACGATATTAGTTTTTGTTCAAATGTTTTAAGTTATAAATTAGATCCGGTTAAACACGACACAATTTATAGGAGAGCATTCACGGATAATGGGTTGACTAATCCTTATGTTGCGTGTCATTATTTTAAATTTTCTGATAATGCATTAGCATTTTACAAAGCACTAGAGTTTGTTTGTAATAACTGGGAATGGGCATACACAAAATTTGCTCCTGTAAGTTATCAGAATTGGTTAAGTTTAGATCTTGCCGCCGCCATAGCAATAGAGATAACAGGTTTATATGAGTCTGTGGGAGATGTATGTAGTCCTGTAAAGTTTGTTCATATGAAAATAGGATTACAAGACTGGCCATTTTTACCTGACAGTTGGCAAGATTCTGTTCCTTATGTTTTAAATTCTAAAAATCAATTAATTGTAGGTAATATAAAACAACCAAAATTATTTCATTATGTAGAACAAAGTTTTATGTCTTCAAAAATGATTCAAAAGTTGGAGAAATTTGCCAATGTCTAACTTAACTCATTATATACACTATGATCGAAAGACTGGAGAAATTATTGGTGTAAGTAATTTTGATGATAAATCGTTTGAATATAGTTTGAATGTATCCTTTGACGAAGCAAGAGATTTTATAAATGGGAAGCTACGATTTAAAGATTTTTTAGTTGGGTATAAGAAAGATAATTCTGGAAAATCACAACTGAGTGTAATACCGGCCGGTGACCCAGGATACTCCTTTAAAAATAATACATTTGAATGGATTAAAGAAACTAGCGACGAAGTCGAGTGTTTAGTTACATGGAACGGCCAAGGCAAAAGATGGGAATTTCAGCTTGACAAACGAATTAAAGACTATTACAACGTGGCTGCTGCTCCAAAGTTAGTTTTTTTTATTACGTTGGAGGAAGACTTTGATTTTTTAGTAAGAACTATTTTTATCAATATGCATGACTTAATATTGTCTGATTTAAAATATACTGTTCCTTTTGAAAGTAATATTGAGTCTAGGATAGATAAAATTTCAATCAGTTCAAAGTTGTTATTAAAAAGTTATGGATTGAGGATTGTTAATGGGTAATATTAAAGTAATAGAACAAGACATTATATTTTTGTCATACGACGAACCTAATGCAGAAAAAAATTATGCAGATTTGTGTACTAAAGTACCTTGGGCAAAACGTGTTCACGGTGTTAAAGGATCGGATGCGGCACATAAAGCCTGCGCTGCATTAAGCGATACTGAGTATTTTGTTACAGTTGATGCTGATAACATTGTTGATCCTAAGTTTTTAGAGGTTGAAATAAATTTAGAAGAATTAGGACTTACTCCAGATCATGTGTTTAGTTGGTGTGGTAAAGTCCATGTCAATGGGCTGATGTACGGCAATGGTGGTTTAAAGTTATGGACAAGAAAGTTTGTTAACAATATGCGTACACACGAAAATTCAGACCCCAGCGATACTAAAGGGTTAGTTGAATTTTGTTTTGATGACAAATATTATCAATTTAATGAAAACTATAGTGAAAGTTTTACAAATGACACACCTTTTCAGGCATGGCGTGCCGGATTTAGGGAAGGTGTAAAAATGAGTTTAGATCAAGGTGCTAAGGTTACTAATCTAAAAAGAATTTGGTGGCAAAATTATCATAGATTATTAATATGGTGTAGTGTAGGTGCTGATGTTAAAAATGGAATATACAGTATATTAGGTGCAAGAGAAGGCGCAGCTCTAACCAACTGCACCGATTGGGATTATAGTAATGTACGAGACTTTGAGTGGCTAACCAATTATTGGAAAGAACATTATGAAAATGCATCGGACGAAGAAAAAGCAAATCAAGTTAATTTTTATGGAAATGAGCTTAGAGAAAAATGTGGTATTGAAATTTCAAATTTAGACCCGGCTGGTAGTAAATTTTTTAAAACTGTTTATAACAATACACCGAGGATAATTCGTAGGCATGTTTGAGATAATCTTTATAAGCTACAACGAGCCAAGTGCAGAAGACAACTTTCAAAGATTGAAAGAAAGGTTTCCTTTAGTAAAACATGTTAAGGGTGTTAAAGGAATACATCAAGCACATATTGAAGCTGCAAAAAGAAGTTTTTTTGAAATGTTCTGGGTCGTTGATGCTGATGCACAAGTATTAGATTCTTTTAAATTTGATTACGATCCCCCTAGTCATCAACGCGATCACGTACACGTATGGAGAAGTAAAAATCCTATCAATGGATTAGAATACGGATATGGCGGAGTAAAGTTACTACCAAAAAAACTTACTTTGAATATGGATTTGACTAATCCTGATATGAGCACTAGTATTAGTCCTTATTTTATTCCAATGGAAGAAGTAAGCAATATTACCGCATTTAATACCGATCCATTCAGCGCCTGGCGCAGCGGTTTTAGGGAATGTTGTAAATTAGCCAGCAAAGTTATTAATGGCCAAGTTGATACGGAAACAGCGGTTCGTTTAAAAATATGGTGTAGTGTTGGAGCAGACCAGCCTTACGGTGAATATGCTATAAAAGGCGCACTCGCCGGTCGATCTTACGGAGAACAAAATGCCGGAAACATTCCGGCACTTTTAAAAATTAATGATTTTGATTGGCTTAAGAGTTCATTTGAACAAACTCATCCGCCATCGGAAACACCTCAGAAATAATTTTTGCACACTCACGTGCTACTTCCATGTGTTCTTTTTGTGTGCCATTTCCTGAACGAAGTTCGATAAAATGCACCCATGAACGTAATGTTCCGTTCATATAAAGACGACTAATAGTAAGACCCTCGGGTAAAACTGCGCGAGCTTGTTCTTTAGCAATACCGTTTTTGATAGCCCACTCGTATTCTTGTTTAACACTAAACAGTACAC